ACCCGAAGACACCAAAGCACCAGCAGACGAAAAACGACCAATAACGCTACCAGCAGAGTTCTGCACCTGAAACGCATCCACCGTAGGAGACGAAGCCAAACGAATAATCTGACCAACAGTTGATGCATTAGACGGTTGCACATTCAAACGGCCACCAAAGTTAGTGTTACCACCAATAGTCGTAGTGCCAAACTCGGTAACAAAGAAACGCCTAGAACCTGTGCCATCAAGTGTTTCAATAGCGTAACCAGTTGTGCCAGTAGTCGTATTGACCGTCAGACCTGCAACGCTACCTGCACCTGGTGCAATAATCTGGTTACCCGTAAACGAGTTACCCCCAGCAAGATTCGCTTTAGCTGCCAAATCCGTTTCAAGATCAGTAACCTGCGATTCCGCAATAACCAAAGCCGACTGATCAAGGCCAACAGTTCCAGTCGAAGTAATAGTGCCACCAGTAAGCGGTGCAGAAAACACAACCGAAGTCACACCATCAGCAGCATTATCCTTATTCTTCCAAAGCCCAGTAGAAGTTTCATAAGTCAAAACCTGATTGTTAGCAGGGCTAGTAATCGCCACATCGTGCAATTCATCCAACTCATAACCGTTTTGGACTTTTACATACACACGCCCATTACCGGCAGACACCTTAGCAACAACACCCACATAAACAAGATGAACAGGTGCTTGCGGTTTCGTAACCTGAAACGCACCAGCCGTAGTGCCAGACAAATACAGTTGCGCCCCAGCAGTTATCCCCTGAGTGTTAATCCCATCAAGGTAACCTTCAACCTGACACAAACCATCAGCATTGTTAGCAAGATCATCAGCTAACCAACCCAACACACGAGCCGAAGTTGCATCACTCGTAGCCAACGCAGGGCTAACCTGCGTGTGTGTTCCATTAGCACCCGAAGTATAAACAATCGTTCCCTTAACCATTGTCGAACCCGTAGCGTTACGCACCGTCACATAAATAGGGTCACCAGGTTCATACGATGCACCCTGTGCGCCAGTCGCACCCTGTGGCCCAGAAGTTCCAGCAACAACATCAACCGTAGTTTCCGTAACATTCACATCAACAGAAGTTTCAGTAACAGCTACATCAGTAGAAGTTTCAGTAACAGAAACAACAACATCACTCAACGAGTAACACCACCAGTAATAGTGAACGAACCCTGCAACAAACGAGTAGTCTCAGACCCCGAATAAAGTTCCAAATCGTAAGCATACGAACCAGCATCAACAGCACCCGTCACAGCAGCCGAAGCCGTCACAACAATAGTTCCAGCAGCACCACCCAAAGTAATGCCACTACCACCCGTAGAAAGACTAATAAGAGCCGTATCAGCGTCATAGCTTGCACGAACCTGCAACGCAGCCGTATAACCCGTCAAATTGACCGCCGTGCCACCAATACTGTAACTAAAAGTCCGATCAAAAGTTGCACCCTGTGGGCAAACAATGTCATAAACACCAGGATTAATCACACAAACACCTTCACAATCACATACACAATGCCTGAAGCCAACGCAGAAGACAAAATAGAAGTAATCCAAGCCGACTGGTAACGAGCCTTCTCCAGTTCACGCAACCGGTCTTCGTGATCCGCCAGTTGGTCAATCTTTGTTTCAATCACAGCAAGACGCGTATCAATACGAATCAGCAAAGACGAATTAGTTGGTTTCTCATCCATTAGCCAGCAGCCGTTCCTGAAGACATTTGCACAGCCTGATAATAAACAGTTGCATCAGAACCCGTAGCAGCTGACACGTTACGCACCGTAACCGTTGCAGAACCAGCGGTATTAGTTCCAACAGAACAAACATAACGGTTTGAGTTAGTCCAAGCCTGAACAATTGGTGCAACACTAAAACGGTTAGACGGGTAAGTGATTGTTACTGGTGTTGTGCCATCAGCAGCCAAAGTTCCTGTTGTGCTATCAGCAGTTCCAGCAGCCTGAGAATAGGCCTGTGGAATCCAAACAGAACCGTTATAAGTTTGCACCTGATCAACGTCAGTCAAATACGAAACCATACCCTCAGACGGGCTTGTAAGTGCTGTGCTACGAGAAGACGCAGATGAAAACAACATAATGCTCTGTTGCATCAAATAAGTGTTTAGTTCGGTTGCACCAAGAACCGCACCTGCAATAAAAGTTTTAAATCCTGCACCAGCCATAGTTCAAGTTTACCCGACTTAGTAACCTAGAACATTGGTGTCCAAAATGCCTAACTGTGGTGAATCCAAACGAAACCTGTCACCATACTCAGCCAAATTAAAAATGACCCTATGCGTTTCAGGGGTAATACTGTGACTAACCCCAACAATGCGTTGAAAAGCGTCAATGGCCGACCCGATTCCTGAAGGTGTGTAAGTGATTGTTGCAGCACTCCAAATGTCGCTAGACAAAACCTGCACCTGCTGTTCAGCAGTCAAACTTTCCAACGCCAACCCAATCGAATCAAAACGCAAATTAGGGTTTTCATACAACCCCAACAAATAGTTAGCCAACGCTGTGCCATTAGCCGTGTCAGCTACAAGCGCAGGATCAATAGTCAATGTGCGAATACCGTAAGCCGTTCCCAAAGTCGCATTAGTTGTTGTTGCTGTGCCGGCAGCAATACCCACCACAACATTGTTGTAAAGCGTTTCAGACGCATACACAACAGCAACATCCGTGTAAGGAATAGCTGTGCCACCCTGATCACTCAACACAATACTGTTAGGCACAATCGCGTTATACGTTGTATTAATCGTCATCGTTGATGTGGAGTTATTGGTTGTGCCATTCCAAACGCTCGTGTAAGTAATCAACGAAGTGTCTGTTGGTCTGACTGTTCCATCAAAATACTCATCAGCGTAACTGCTTGCTTCAACCAATGCCGCGTCTGCATACAAATACTCTGCACCGCTGATTTGTAAATAAGCTTTCATACTGTCTGCACCTGGTATAGCGGTAGCCGTCAAACGTGTCCAAGTGTTAGCCGTCAGGTATTTAGTTTCAGAACCGCTGTCAATACGGGCAGGGGAAGTTGTTCTTTTGAAACCTGCAACAATAGTGACTTCTTGATCAATGGTTGAATAAACCCAAATGCTAAAAGTGTAGGATGTGTTTTTTACCCAAGTTGAAGTTGTGTCAGCATAAAGAACACCGTAATAAACTTCTGAAGACGCAGGTGGCAACCAATCCCATTGAAAATAACCTGTTCCCAACAAAGACCAAGAACCCTTGTAACTTTGCGCCGAAGTGCGTGTTCCAGTCCAGTTAGTGTTGTTCGTTTCAAAAGACGGATTCAAACACAAGTTAGTGCGAGAAGTTGTTACCACGTTAGGCACAAGGGAAAATGATTGCCCCTTAAAAACAACATCACCCGTGCTAGAAACAAACGCAGCCCCAGCCTCAGACTGTGCAACTGTTTGAATGTAACTCCACGCCGTTGTTCCGGCAGAAACAGAATCTGCGCCAACAGTAATAGTGCCTTGCGAGATTTCTCGCGCACCAGCAGGCCACGCAACTTCAGCCTTATCCAAAACACGAGTAACACGCACATCAGTTTTTTCAGGGGAAAAGGTAAAAGCGTTTAACTCTGTTTTGTTCAAACGGCTAATCGAATCGTAAGCAAAAAAGGTAGCTGTCGCATCCGCAACAATCTGATAATCAAACTCCCAGTTATCAACAAACCCTGTAAAAATAACCACGTTACCTGAAGTGATCCGCACAGCAGCCTGCGGTTTAACCTCACCATAGTAAGGGCTAGAAGTGTAAGACGGGTCAAACGTGCGTAGGTTATTGTCCAAAACAACGGTGCAAGACCCAGCCTGATAAGTGTCTAACTCGCGCGAAACACCACGACTAACATCAACGCTGCGAACAAACGAAGTAATGTCTTGATACTGGTAAACGCCAGCAACCTGCGTAAACCCAAACTCAACCTTTGTGACAGGTGCAGCCATTACCTTGTGCCATTCAATCTGTCACTCTTATTGACCGCTTCCTTAACCAGTTTCACAAAGTCAGCAGGAGTAGAACCATAACTATTCACAACAACAGTAGGGGCTGGCTTCAAACTAGGTGAAACACCGCCACCCTTCGGGAAATAGTTTGGTTTCTGATCAGGCTTAGACAAGTCAGAGCTGCCAGGCACAGCCAACACCAAAGCAGCTGCACCAGCAACACCAGCAATGGGCAACAACGTATTACCTTTACCACCCTTGCCACCACCAACAGCAGTCGTGCCACCAGAACCACCCTTAAGCGCAGCAATAGCAGCAACCAAGTTAGCAAGAGACTTACCTGCACTAGCCAAAGTCAAAATGCCTTTCAACGCCAACAACGCAGGCAAAGACGAAGCCAAAGATTTGGCCATATTAGCGAAACCCTTCATAGCGTCACCCTCACCAAACATTGCAAAGAAATCCTGCACACCCTTGAACGCAAGTTTGACCGCATCCTTGATGTCTTTAAAAGCTTTACCAGCATCAGTTTTAGGGTTAGCAACCTGATCCAAAAACTTTGAAACAGCAGGCACAACTTTGATAGTTAGATAATCAACAAACTTAATAACTTCAGGCAACAACAACCTGCCCATTTTTTCTTTCAGTTCATCAACAGCAACCTGCATACGATCAAAAGGTGAAGCCAAAGTTGAACGAGCATCTTTAAAGTTTTTCTTCAAAAACGCCATAGCATCGCTACCCTTTTTGATACCAGGCACAAGTTTTTGCAAGCCAGTCACGTTGCCCAAATAGGCACGACCAACACTCTTAGTAACAATTTCAAGGTTCTTCCCTGTGCCAGCAGATGTATCCAACGAAATGTTTAGAAGTTCCTGAGCCTTTTTAGAGTTACCTGTAACACGCAAAAGTGTTGCATAGGCTGGGCGCAAACGGTCATCAACAATACCTGTGCTAAGTGACAGTTTAGAAATGTAATCTTCTTGTGTAGCAATCTGTTCTTTAGTTGCCCCAACAGTTACACGCAGCTGACGCGCCAACATTTTCTGGGAAAGAATGTCTTCCTGCGCCTGCTTGACACCATCCTTAAGCAAGTTGATTGCTGCGCCCATACCCACAGCGATACCAGCCATACCAAGCGCACCCTTAAGTGACTTGCCTAACCCACCAAACTCCTTCTGCGCTTTACGCAACCCAGCAGGATCAAACTTAGAAACAATCGGAAAAATAAGTGCCATTAGTTGAAACCCCTAGCCGCAATCTGTTCATACTTTTGCAAAATAGCCCTAATCTCTGATTCAATCATTGGTTTCTTTTGAATCATTGCAGGCCACAAATAACGTGACGCACCAGAACCAAGATTACGAATCATTGCCTGACCTTGACCATTCTGACGCACACGCACCATCACACCGTTGCGATTAAACTCACGCGAGTAACCTGAACCCCGATAACCCTGACCGGTGCTTTTATTAGACCTACCAGCAATGTCGCTAATAATCACCATTGGGGCAACCACACGCACATTCACAAGTGACGTTGTTGAAACACCAGTAAGTTTTGCCCTGTTACCTGTTGCGGTTCTAAACTGCACCTGTGTTTTGTCTGGTGCAACACGTTGCAAAGATTTGCCAATTTTAGCCATCTGGTAGTTCCAAGCCAAACGCCCCGTGTTGTTTGGATTCAATGACTGGCTCAACGGTTTAATGCTTTGAATAGCAGGCTTAATAATGGTGTCACTTGCCTTAGTGCCAACAGCCTTTGCCTCACGCATCAGCTGCTTACGCAAACCAGGTTCAATAGATTCAAGTTTTTTAGTCAAAGCACGAACATCACTCGCAAGAATGTCACCGCTACCCATACCAAACAGGCTACGGTTCTTTACCAAAATAGGTATCTCAATGCGAAAGTCGTTAGCCATACACCCATTCTACCTTTGGTGTTACCAAAACTTTATTGACCAAAAGGCACACAGCCACCCAAAAATCGGTTATCGTATTCATACGCCAAATGAGAGGAAAACAAAATGGCTGCAATAAAAGAAATGTGGATTGAAGCACAAGACGCAATCAACAACCTTGAATCACCAACAGGCGAACGCAGCGGAAAACTGTGGAACGACTGGAAAACCAAATACGCCGATCAGAACGGCAAAACCCTAATGGGTTACGTTGATGACGTTTATGACGTGTTCACAGACTTTACAAGCCTTGCCAACAACGCAGGGCTAGACCCGATGGCAACCCAAACGCTACTTACTATGGCAACAGGAATGTTATCTGAAGGAAAAGACCCATACGAGATTCAAGAAATGATTGACCAAGAAACCGCCGTGTATGTGGCTGAATCAGGTCACATTGTTATTGGCAAAATCGTTTTGACAGGCAACTAGTTCGGGTTGTTTTGTGCCTGTAACGCCATACCCATTGTGTAAAGCATACGGTCAGATTCCTGCAACAAAACACTAGGGGCAATACCTGTGGCAACAGCCAGATTAGCGATAAACCAATGTTCGCTATTTTCCCCTAGTGCTACGAACCTTTTGGGGCTTCAACAAACTCCACAAGATCAATGCTGTTAATCCAAGAATCAAAATCAACAGTTGTAACACCTGTGCGGACTTCAACACGCCACGCCAAAAAACAAAGGTGTTCATAAGATTCCAACTTATCTAGGCTGATTTCAAACTTGCGCTCGAAAGCAATAATGTCAGGGGCTGCCACCTGAACATTTTTGTTAGTGCCGTCAGTAAAGCCAATGCGTAGGGTTGGGCGCATCTGTTAAGCCGTAGCCCTAGTAACAGTTCCGCTGATAGGCCAAGTGACCGAAACAGTTGAAAGGTCACCAATCTGACCTGACACACCATAAGCGTTGATCAGAACAGTAGCTGTGTAAGACGGGTTAGTTGCTGATACTGCGGTGCTAGTCGGGGTAATAACAACAGTTCCAAGAGTTCCCAGCAACGGGTAAATGGTGGCATCAACTTTTGCAGCTGCAAAGTCTTGATTAAACTGCAAGTTTACAGTTCCAGTTTTTAGTCCGGCAACACGGCTACGCCAGGTGCTACCAAAAGTTGTGGTTTCCACATCGTTTACCTCAAACTGCATTTCGGTCTGCGTTAGCCAGGTGCTAATGTCAGTTCCGTTTAGAGTAGTTTTGAAGTCTGTTGCAACAAAGACAGCCATTGTTTTCCTTTACCTAAGAGGCGTGAACGAGAATCTTAAACTCGCCACTCATATAGTTTACATCACCTATGCTAACGACCCCATACGAAGTCATTTGGGGGCAGAAGCAGTCGTAGGCTTTACCACCCAAAGTGCGGTCAGATTCGATAGCAAGTTTTACAGAGTTGCTGCCTGTTGATTGAACCAGCGCATCAAGTTTGGCTTGACCATTACGTTCACTCTGACGGGCAACAATCACAGTCAAAGTAAACGAGTAAGTGGTTAAACCGTTGTGCATAGCTTTGTTGTAATCAACACTATCTAAACCCAGAATTGCTTGTGGTGGGTTGATTTGGTCAGGGATAGTGTCTGTGACACGAATACCCGTAATGCTTTTTAGGTTGTTTGCAATGCCTGCACGAAGTTCAGCAATGTTAGCCAATGTTTCGCACCCTGCGTAGCGGATCAACAAGTTGTGCAACATCAGGGTCAAGCCTGCTTGAAACACGGGCTGCACCAAACTCAGAGAAATGTACACCCAAAGGTGAATCAAGTCGTTGGAAAATACGCAATCAA